TTTGGGAAATCGTGCTAGGCACGAAAGTAAAACATTACGACTAGTGTGGAGAAAAATTCCAGTGGCTCGAAAGCCACCTTAAAAATCCACAGAGAATCTTGTTAATGTAACTTTCGGTCCGTACCCCATGTAAACATGAGTGCTGCGGCCGTATCGCAGCTACCCCGAAGTCCTTGCGGTCGGGGGTAAGAGATATGTAAGAACGGGACAGTTTAGGAAAAATATCAAATTGAAGTCTGGTCCTGTGCCACACATGATATCAATAAAAACATCGGTATCCGTTGTGTCGGCAACTGTTCCTCTCTTCAGTGACAACTCGTACCAATCATATTCTGATTCATCACCCGTTTGACCAAATTGGCCATAGTAGTTGGTTAAGTTGTTCACGAAGAACTTGGAGCGGGTGTAATAGGGAAGATTAACGGCAACCCCCGCTTGGGTTACCTGATTTGTGAGGGCCATCCCTGTCCCTCCTTGCGCATCATTCGTCACTATGTTGTTATGCTGGCGCATCAACTGGGATGTCGAATTGCTTGCACCGATGTCATACGATCTTGGCTTATTGTAAGTGTTGTACTGGTAATCGGTTCTAGTTACAGCAACTGAAGCTACACTCCTTTGAGCTTTGCCATCGTTGTTAATAACGTTGAAATTGTAATTAGTACTTCCTTTGAAACCCACAAAACAGTTAGCAAGCCATGTGATTGGGTGACCTCTTACATAACTAAATGCAAACTCCGAGCCCGGCGTAGCCGTTCCTACAGCAAACTCCCACCCGTTGGGATCGTACCCATAAGACCGTGGTAAGCGTTGAAATGGCATGGTGAAACACATTTGCACTCCTGCCCAATCACCATTCTTAGGTATAACTTGGGTCCAACATTTACTCTGTCTATGCAGCAATTCTCTGAAAGAAACGATTCGTTCTCCAAAAACGTTGTTATACGCGTCCGGATCGGAAGTCGACTCCTCGCCAAAGACTTGAGTCTCGTACTCTTTCTTCGATTGTAACTGATACATTGTAAATGCAGATGGTGCATCGGCTGGTGCTGCAAATTCAATGTTATCAGCAGCTCTGACAAAAACAAGAATATCGACGTCTGATGAAGCCTCAGGTGCAGTTAACCTGTTGATGACCCGTACTTGAATCGTTCCGTTAAAACTCCCACTAAAAGCAGGTGATGGTCCGTTAGACCAATATGGTCCAGAAGCCTGAAAGGGTGCATCGTTCCGGCGGATGAATGGTAAAGCTTGCATATACGGGACACGCACTTCGAGCTCATCAGAATCCTCCAAATCAAAAACCATGTTCATAACCGCCGGGTTACCATACCCAGGCATTTGACTTGCAGCAACAACTGTAGCGTCCCAACAAACGTTTAGACGCCCACGATGGTATTGCGTCTTGATAATCTTAAATCGGAAAATGATGTCGCCTCGCCAGTAAGTGAACAATCGAAAGGCGTGAGCCATTGGTGTATTGTACAAGTGGAAATTAGTGTCATTCGTCTTTTCATACAACTCTGGTGTAACCCCTGATGTGAACAATATTTTGTCTTCGGAATCTCCTGTTGCCCACAAAGCCCCACAAAGAAAGCTTTCCTTACCACAAAAATTTGCAATGTGGAGTTGATCTCCATTCACGTCACCTAAGACAGTTGTGTCAACACTAACCTCTTGTTTTGGCTGAAGGCTCAGCTTATTAATTGGTTCTGAGATTGTTGACGATGCAAGGGTGTGAAAAGGCAAACTTTTGAAACCTTCAATGTCACGGACATTTGGAACATTGGTAAAACCGAAAAAACTAGCAACATCGCCAACCGCCGTAGCTACCATATCTGTTGCCTTCGCGTAAGACCCAACGATTGGCAAATTCTCGAATTTCTTCGCAAACTTGGAAATAGTGGATGCTGGTCCAGAGATCTGACCATCCTTGGTATACTCTTTCTTACCCTGTAGGATAGCACGACTAGTTGGCGCAGTTAGCTCCACATTTTCTGCCCATGCATAGACCACAATGTTCACACCAGCCCCAGTGACACCATTCGCTGAGCGAAGTGCGGCATACTGAGTTAAATCTATTTTCCCCATGGCAATAAGAGTGTTAAGAGACAAAGTGGACAACCAGTTACGGTGAAAAAGAAATGGCAATTCAAGAACTGAAGTGGATGTAGTTTGCGGATCTAGCCAGACATGGGGTTTTTGAGATTGCAACACTTGAACACCAGGTGCGTAACCATAAGTGGCCCCGGTTGATTCCTTTACATAACCTGACATAGGTGTGTAAAAGGCACCAATGGAACCATAGTAAAACTGACTGGCATTAACAGTAAACTTAACGTGTAAAGTGCACCTAATTAGGCCAAAGTTCTGTAGTTTATTCTTAATGTTTGCGTTATTGAAATAAAGCGACCATGGATTAAACGAGTACTGTAAACCAGGTGATGCATTCTCGGCCCACGTGTAAGTGGCAATTTTAGCAGGTCTACTGAGGAAATCCGCAAGGTGAGCTGGAACAATTTGTTTACTTGCTGTTTTGTCATGAGGCGTTTCCATATCGAGCGTTTCAGGTACCGTTTCATTCACGAACGTTGTTTGTTGCATCGTCGTGACTTCTGAGCCCTCGGTATCAGGGACATCAGATTGGATTGAATTCATTTGTTCATTTGTTTTAGAAAGTCCATTATTTTCGTGGAGAAGGGGTGACTCAACCCGAACTCCCTTACAATCCTTTTTGGCATCCTGCGAGGTACCTCCGTAAATACGGTCTTCTGGGAACGCCAGCGCGGGAGAACCATGTGAATCCACTCTTCGATAACTCTGTAGGATCGGGTGTGAGTCGCGACAGTATATATCCTCATGGTGAAACTTTTGCCTTAGAGGACCTGTTTCAAAGGCCCCTGGGCGAACATCTGTGTTCCAGAATCTCGCCACATATTGCTCCCAAGTCAAGCAAGGGAAATCCTTCATATGAATACGAAGGGAATCCGACTTTTTACAAGAGTCGATCAACTTGTGAATTTCATCAAAAAATTCTCTCCCGTGAAGGAAGCTTTCCATTGAGGCAGAAGTGATTGCCTGTGCTAATTGTTCGCCTCTGCTGACGGTCTTAGATTCAACTTGAATAGTGAGCATCTTAAAAATCGATTCATAGTCAAGTGGCCCGACGTGGACCCCAAGCCCAACATCATATCTGAAATTCCGTTTCAAGAAAGAAGCATCATACAAACTGATGTAAGGGATAGATTCGCTTTCCTTGTCTGCCATGGTGTAATCAACACCCAGCCCTAGCATGACGCTTTTGATATGAGTATGAGTGAACAACGGTCTTTCGGGTGAAACACAGGCGACATGATCATCTCCCAAGACAATAGCTACCACGTAATGGAAAAATTCTGAAACAGGATACCCACACTTACCATAAGAGTACATCAGGTACAAGACGTTGACTATACAGTTGAAAATAGTTGTGAGTTGATGTCCTGAGACCTCGCCACCAAGAAGAGTCATAAGCATACCAAAGAAATCGACAGTCGGGTTCATTAAATCCATAGCTATAACTTTCATAATGAGAAGATCTCTCTCCGTGAAATTTCCACTTGCCTTACAGACTTTGATAACAATCGACATAGCATAACGAATGAGTAACATCTTCACTTTCTTGTCGAAAAAAGCATAGTCCCCAGCAATTGCTGTATCTACACCAAATTTAGCAAGAAAATAAAAAAGCTTGTCCCATTGTAGTGACGTGCAATCCATTCCAACTGCAGTGAAAAACACGAAATTGTTTCTTTGAACAACTCGACAAAAGCTCATGAACATCATTCGAACCAAAACAAGGAGTGGAGCAGGACCACTGAAAAAGACTCGCGTTTTGCCAATGGCTTGTTTCTTAAAGGAGACAGGTTCGTCTTTCAAGTTTCCTGAGAAAACGCCGTGACAGCGTACTCCTTGAGACATCAGGGACATCCATTCTTCAATTATCTCCTCAATTTCTGGTACAAATTTCACTCCATCCGGCCAGCGTTCATCATTAAGTGGGACTAAAAATTTGCGTTTAGGTGTCTTGTGCGGATAACCCATACTCGTTGATCTTTTAATTGAATCGACATAAGCCATACCTGGAAAACCATTTACTGCAACATCAAGTGGATAAGGGTGCAATAAAGCTAGTTCATCTGGTGGTAGGTTTTTAAGAATATGTTCAACAAAAGCATCAGCACACTGTTCTAGTAAGACTTCGTCCATATAGTCCACTGGTTTGATGAATTCACTAAGAGCAAGTTGTTGTGGTCGCCAGTTGTCCATCAAGGGACTTGTCAGACGTTCTTTGATTTCGAGACCACACACTCTCTTACCGTACAATTGTGAGCCAAGTTCAGTTGTGAAAACGTGATGTTTAGGCCTCGATCTGAAACCAAGCAATTCACCATGGTACATAAGCTTACCTTCATCGTGAAAATCAACATAGGACTTTTTACCTTCCACAAGAATGTCAGGATCAACAGGAATAGTTCCAACTTGCACATCCATCTTAGTCGACAAAGCTGTGTAATCTTCAAAAGAGAATTTGGTGGCAAAAACTTTCATCTGATTCTCAACAAACATCGAATGGAAACCAACTATCACCGGCCCGTAGCCAGTAACAAGAACTAAAGGAGAACCACAATCGCCAAGTTCAGTAGCTTTAACCACTGTTCCACTAAAAACTTCCATGTCGTACAATCGTCCTGCGACAGTATTACGGTAGTGACTACGGGAAACATTATAAACAGGTCTTTTCTCGATTTCACCATTGAGTCTTTTCAAAAGGTAAAAACCATCGAACTTGCCATCAAAAGAATCCCTCACGAAATTTTGTGATATATCATTGAAAAGGGCTGGAAATGCTCTCGTCGTGACAATACACATATCTCTTTCTGGAATACGATGAATTTGACTCTGACGAATTTCCGCTCCAACTTCTGGTCTAACATTGCCAATACCACCAAAGCTCACATTCAAGTGAACAACCTCATCTTCAGGTATGGAGTGATCATTGGTCACGAAGCATTCATTTGACAAGACCAATAAAACGCCATGATTCTTATAAACACCACCCGAATCAGTGCCACGAGCGGTGAAAGCGAGTGTGTTACGAACGAGCCGCTTATCGAAAGCCTCAACGCACGTTGCTCGTTTGGGCATAAAGTCAAGTGATGTAACAGTTCTTTCTTTCTGTTCCCAAACGTTAACACGAGAATCGCCAGGGGCAGGTTGGGGCATTGTTCCAATCTCTCTAAGGACCTGTTTGATGGGAGGCGGTTCCTTCGTTCCAACGTGCGGCTCAAAAGGTCCTTCTCCCAACTGATGAACTTGTTTCCCATCACACATCCATGGACCAATACACTCACCGTTTCTATAAGTCCAAAAAGTTCCGTCCGTGTGCATCTTATGTACTTCGTTGGGCTCTTCTCGCTCAGTTACTCTAGTGTTTCTCCACATACGAACAGCAAGGCCACCCATAGTAGCTAGAGAAAGTGCACCAAGAGCTAACCGCAACAAGGGAGATAGACCTCCAAGTTTAGCGTCAATTTTCCTACCCAGTTCCATCATAAAATGCTTTTGGTTTTCACTCTTAACAAGAGAGGGTCGAAACCACTTAATAAAGACACGCCTCACTGGAGCATATTTCCCTAGACGCTCACAAACCGTTCTTACCGCACTATATGAGAACCAAAGTGTGATGAGGAATCGGAGAAACCTATCCATCCATGAGTCTTCTGTTAGCCCAACCTTAGGTCGAACTGTATCCAATAGGAGAGAAGACATATCTTCAATTTCATCATTCTCGGCGACTTCTTCACGGTATCTCATGTAAGCTTCAAAATCGGAGTAGATTTGGTGGTTAGTCCAACCTAACGCCATGAGGTCTGGTAATTCGCCGTGAGCATAATCGTTAACTCTGGTTTGTAATTCCTTCCTCTTCCCATACTTCCTAAGAAATCTGTAAGATAACTTGAAATGGTAGCAACGACTTTTGCCCCTGTGGACAATGTTTCGCCAAGGCCGAGTGTAGTCTTCATCTTCAGAATCAAAAATGCTGTCACCAGATGATTCGCTTGACACTTCATCAGATTCGACCTCATCATAAGTGACTTCACGATCTGGCACATAGTACTTGTTACCCCTCAGATCTGTTCGCATCCCTTGGATAACAGGTTTTTCTGGGCACATACACAGAGTAACTGGCATGCGACATTCACACATTGGTTCATCTACGTACTTCTCATGAGTTGCCATCCATCTAGTCTGTTCAGCGTGGTGTTGATCACTCATCATTCCAAACCAAGCAAGAAAATCTTGAATATTCTCATAAGTATTGAAAAACTTGTAAGAACCTGTTTGTGTTCCTTGACCGTCAGGCTGCGCAAGGAAGACCTCAAAGTCCCAGTAATTGGGATAAGGACCATCATGGTCAGCCAATTTTGGGTCAATGGAACTCCCACCAGCTTTTCTGTATTTTTCTTTAACCTTAGGTTGAACTCGAATGGGAACTCGCCTGAAAGCCGCATAAGACGCAGGGTAATAAATCGGGATGTTTAAGTCGTGCTTATTCGTAGTGATAATCACAAGGTCCGCCAAAATCGGGGTTTTCCCTTTATCCTCTAGCGCTGCTTGAGGGGGGCACTCCGCTTGGTTATTGATGAAACGTAAAAGAATCACCAAACCAGGATCAATACCTTGAATCTTACTGGGATTGTGTTGCGCGACATCATCAATGACAATTGTGTGCATCCATGACTTGAAGTTTGTCATATACTCTTCACTCGCATTGAACTGGAATTTACAAGATGAGCTGGGATCCCTTCCCCTGCGTTTTGCATCAAAATCATGTAGTATTTCAATCAATGACGATTTTCCTACACCGGGAGTCCCGAAAAGAACTATGCCTAGAGGCTGTTTTCTAACAGAACTGGCAGCTGTGACACTCAAATATCGCTTACGCATGGCGTCAAGTTCCATTGTCATTCCAACAACAGTCCTTTGTTCAACACATCCTGCTACCAGAAATTTAGCAATTGATTTTGATTCTTCAATGCTCACGTCCAGTCGATGCAAAAAATCGTGAATGGATAAACCAACAGCACCTGGATTTCCAAGAAACTCGTAATCAACTTTTAGCTGCTTACACCTCGTTAACCATAATGAAACAGAGTCACTATCCATGAACATTGGTTCAAGAGAACCTGCAATCATGCACTGCCGGCCATGTTTTAACAGAAACGTCAATAGTCCAACAACTGCATCAGCAAAAGACAAACACTCCACCAAGTTTGGTCTAATTTTGTCCTCCTCAAGTCTCTCAAAAAGTTTTCGATCCACTTCAATGTTCAATTTGTGATAGACACAATGCATAATGATGTGGTTGAAAACCTTCTTCAAACGTTGAGAGAGTTTGCTTTCTTTGCATTTCCCATAATTGTCATATATGTCAGAAAGGGTTGAGGTCCAATGACCATCCGACTGGGAAGTAAAATATTCACTCAAATCTTCACGAGCCATATCACAGAGATCTTTGACAAAATACACATTGCTACGACCAGTCAATGAACGGATACAAGCACCAATTGCAACAGTGACATCACCGAAGTTGCGACTTCTTTTCATTTGATAAACGAGTGTTGCCGCGTCTTCTATGATCTTGAGAATTGGTTCAAGCTCTGTGGGCTCGGAGAGAACCTGTTCATAAGTCTTTTTGCTTTGTAGCTGAGGCTCATCAAAATTCAATTCAAGGCACAATCCAATTTGAGGTGAAGTGATAATGCGAGCCAAATGGCGTTGAGTTTTAACACTCACACCACTTGATGTAACTAAAGACCACTTTCTCCCAGGTGGGAGACTAACACATCCGCATACACAAACTTCACTCGGAAAGTTGCAAACCGTACACAGAGCATTAGCATAAGTCAAAATCTGTTCAATGGTAGTAACAAACATGCATATAATGACTTCAGACTCAACTAAAATGTTAACCCATGTGCCACTGTCCCCTCGTTGATTTTGGTCAATAAGGATCACACGTGCATATTCACTAAAACATCGTTCCACTGGGGGAACTGCTAAGTCGATGGAACATCTACCCATCAAGGGTGCGGTGAGACCACTCTTGTAAAGACGATCGATGTCGATACATAGAACTGAAATCGACAGAGAAGGTGGATTCACAAAGAATGTGAAAGGGGCTTCATTGGAAGCAAGGGTTTGGAGACCGGTTTGCGCATCTCGTTGTGGTGGGTGGGGGCCGGTTTGCGCACCCCCATTGACTGTGTTTGGAGTCTCGGAAATCTTGTGGGTTGTGTTCATCTTGTTCGTAAATGGCACTACGCAGACCCCGCGACTTGGGATCATCTCCCTAAAGGCCCTAGTCTAGCCTTGCTACTTACTGGATTTTTACCTCAGTAGCCGATGACATTTCAAAATTGGGAACCCTAGGGTCTCAAAAGCTCAAGTATTTGATGTTGGCTAAAGCCAGTTTATTAATGAAAGTTGGTGAACCATGCCTCCGCAGAGAACAAGTCCGTTGTTTAATCACCATCCCAAGACGTTAGGGAATTCAAAAAGTCAACGTGACACCATCAAATACCGATCAGAATCAACTCCGCTGAAAAGCTGCTAAGGACCATAGATTGAAAGACGTTCAGAATACGAATATGAGCAATGGCTCTTTTTGTAATTTTGTTCTTTTTGGTTATTTTTATTTTTTAGGAGATTCACACAACTGTGGATTTTACACTCCAAAAGAAGGGGTTTTTGGGTGCTCAAAGAGCGGGGGGGTTGGTCAATTATACTTGAACTTGTGTACAAACAGCGTCGAAATTGGACATAACACTGCAAGTAAACACATCTCATTGTTCAGCAGCGTCAGGATAAACGCGATAACACATACTGATGAAATCATTAATGTGTTCAAGCTCGATGGCGACCAACCATCTATACATAGGTCAAAAGACCGGGGGTTTTTCCCCTTCCATAAAACGTGACGTGCAAAAGCACGCCACG